GTCTTAGCTCGACGTAGGCGATCGTCAGTTAAGTTAGAGAGTGAGATCAGGGCGCTACGTCTAACTCCTCCGACCACAATACACGATGCTATCTTACAGCAAAGATCGTGGCATTCAATGGATGTAAGTTTTCTTCCAGCAGCTTCTCGAAAGATTTCGACTGTAAACTTGAAGAGATCGACGAGAGGTTCTGGACCACTTGCACGACCTCCGAAAGTTTTAAGTGCGGAACCCGCAGGTCGTACTCTGCTAACGTCCCACTGGGGAATTTGACCTGAATACAGCAGTGATACCAGTTCCCTAAACGATTTCGCCCATCCGACCTTTGAATCGTCAACATTAATAACTGTGTCTGTTCCATGAAACTCCTCTGCAACCTCTGGCAACTTAGATACGTACTGGCGCTCTACTGAGTAACCCACTCCTGTGCCACACATGAGGACGTACATCATCTCATCAAAGGCCTTAGGGTGGTCGATAGGTAGGTAGCTACAGTTAAACCCTGCTACGTTGTCACGGTCTAGTGCTTCCCCTGCTGTCATCAACGCTCTCATGCTAGGCATAACGTCTAAATCATGTATGGCCTTGAAGATGTCAGATATTTCAAAGTCATTAAGGTCTGCTTTGTCTACCCAATAGTTAACATAACGATTGACTGTCTCTTCCCAAGTCTCACGTCGTTGTTCCTCTGGTAGGTAACGTGCGTAGCGTGACTTGTGTATGTATTGTTGGTATGCGTCCATCTATTCTGTTACTCCTAGTGTCTCGTTTAATATGGCTTGTGACGCTAACTGTAGTAGCATGTGTACACCGTCTGGGTACTGCTCGTTAGAAGCTACTTCAAACATCTCCCCGTCTTCATACATTACTACAACTACTTTAGGACTTCTTTTCTCTTCTTCCATTACTGAAGCTTTGGCAGCAAAGGCCATAAGAAACTCAGCAGTGGTAATCTCTTGCTCCTCTTCTTCTTTCTTAACTCCAAACTTACCTTCTACTACACGCATAGTTTTCTTAGGTTCAGGGTTTGTTGTGTCTTCATCACTCATGTACTAACTCCTTTATCAACCACTCTAGGTACACACGGGCCTTACGTAAATCCTCTACTCCGTTCTTGTACTTGTACCTATGTATGTACTTGTGTACGTTTCCCTCGCAGTAAGCACGAAAGTCATCACCCAGTTGCTGCTTGATGTAGTCAATGGCCTCGACTCCACCCTTGTTGTAATGCTCTGGTTTATCAACTACGTCTACCTTGATCCACTTTTTCTCTTTCTTTGTTACGTTGTCCCACTCCGCTGGTGTCGCGTTGTCAATACTCATAAACTTCATCCTCTAGTTCCTCTGTAAAGTCATCTAACTTTCGTATGAGTTTGTCCTCAAATCTATCTAGTATTTCCTCAGATGAAATTTGTAACGCCTCTAGTAAGTCGTCAGGGTCATACAAATGCAAAATCTTCTCCTTAATTTCTTCTAGTGTCAGTGACATAATCGACTAATTCCTTTAATGTGTCTATAGTATACCATAGAATCTCGTGTTTGTCACACCATTGAGCCATTGTATTCTTAGTACTTTTGCTTACTTTTTGGTTAGGCTTCATAAGTATGAAGATAAGTTCTTGATTGCTTCCAAGGCAGTTAGAGACTGAGCGATACTTCTGGGTGTCTCCTGATCTGAAGTATCCTTTGCATTCAATGAGGTACTGCTGGTCGTTTCTTTCGTACACAAAGTCCGGTGTGTACTTACGTTCAATCCTGTACGGGACTTGGAACGGCTCATAGCTGAAGCCGTAAGGTTGTAGCTGCTTCGATACGTCATATTCAAACCCTGATCTAAATTCATTAGGATACTTCTTGGACTTTCGGCTCATTAATCACCTCTGTTAAATACCTTGGACCACTTGAGTACAAGAAAGTACGCAGACCTGACCAACATACGTGCTTGTACTGGCAATAAGAGCAACCCACTGCTAACTTTTGGTTGCCACTTTTGCCGTCTGGAACGACCTCGTGACATACCTCTGGCCACACTGGTTGCTCCACTAGCTTTTTTACGCGTTCTATATGCTCCTCTATGTCGTAGCCAATCTTAGCGTGTACAGGAGCCTGTGTGTCATCAGAGTCGTACATCAGATAAGTTAGGTGTCCGTTCTGTTTGTCCATAGCTAACCAGCCAAACTTGGTTTCTCCTTCTGAATGTGCATAGCCCTTAATTTGAGCAATGTATCCAAACGGATCATCAAAAGCGAGACTTCCGTCTTTGAATTTTTTAAACCCAAAAGTGGAAGTGCTTTTAACATCTGTGACAACACCGTCAATTTTGCAGTCCATAGAGCCTTTGATACCTGCGACTTCACATTGCTTTTGTTCATCTGTCACCTCGTGTCCTGATAGTCTAGTGAGAAACAGAAGCATCTCCTCAATCAGATGCCCGTACATAAACTTGACATACGTGTTAGGAGTCATTTCCTCTTGTACGTCAGAGTTATTCACGGCGTTCCAGAGGTAGCGATCATCTCGCCCAATGTTAGACATACGTAACTTACGACCGTCACGCTTCTCTGTAAACAAGTTTGACATAAGTTTCTTACAGTTCTCACCAAAGCGGTCTATCTCTTCGTATAGGTCCACGTCCTCTGGTACTTCTTTGGTAGCGACTACTTTGTATATGTCCTCTACCAGTGAATAGATTTCCTTCATTCAAACTCCTCCATAGTGCCCCGTATCATAAGTTTAGCGAAAGCAGGGGCACACTGAAACCACTCGTTCTTCCTGTCGTCTGAACACTCCGCTAGTATCTCATGTGCGGCAGCTTCAGCAGCCCGTCGATCACTAACGCTCCAACTGTAATACAACACGTAGTCTCTGTAAGGTGAAGAAGTCTGGTAGTTATTCAAGCGATCCTCTGCGTCAATGGCCATGCCCACCTTGATCCACTGAGGAAAGCTTTCGTTAACGATGATGTACACCTGTCCCTCTTTGCTCATTTCGTACTTCGCTAGACTGTCAAAAGCTGCATCTGTAAACGTCTTATAGCGTCCGGGTTTGTGCAGAGGATGGGATTGAACAATATACTTGCCGTTTACCCACATTCTGTTGTTGTTTCTGTACCGCTTTCTTTCTGGGCTGTCCTTATAATATTTTCCATTTACTTTTTCGTAAACCACGTTTATCTCCTCAGTGTGTATCCGACCACGTTTGTCCAACTTTGTACTCTCCGTCGAGTGGGCACCTGAGGTCGAATGATAGACCCGACGCCTTGATGCACTCAACTGCGAGCCACCCAAACTTCTCTGCTTGTTCTGTGACAACCTCCGTTTGTATTTCATCGTGTACGTTCCCTACAAATCTGTAATCAATCTTGTGCTGAGTTGCGTAGTCATCTAGGAGAACCAAAGCCCTCTTCATAATGATAGCACCAGCGGCCTGTAGCAGTGTGTTCAGTGCACTATGTTCTGATCTGACCCAGAGCTTACGTCCGTCGATTCCGACGAGGAAGCCTTTCCTAGACGCTTGTCCAACTCGTTCTCGTAGAGTTTCAAGAGCAGGTGTATTTCGTAGAAAGCGCTCCCTAAGCTCACTGCCATCTCTTGCAGTTCCTCCGACGATGCTTCCAATCTTTGCGTCCCCTGCTCCGTAGAGGAAAGCGTAGATGAAAGTCTTTGCCTGAGGTCTTGTTGCAAGTCCCGCAGCAACTTGATTTCTGGTGTGAATATCTTCTCTAAGTAAGACACTAGTAAAATCCTCATCGTCCATGTAGTGAGCTAACATACGTAACTCTAGTCCACTGGCATCAACACCTACCAGCTTTCGATCCTCAGGTACTATCCAGCAGTCTCTACACTCCTTACCGTACTGAGAGTTAACTGAAGGCACCTGTGCCATGTTAGGGGTCTGGTGCGTCATACGTCCTGTGACTGCTCCGTTTGTTGTGACCCTGCCGTGTACCCTACCATCGTCCTGTACGTGTTCTAACCAAGACGATACCTGTGCGTACCGCTTCTGAAGTAGTAAGTACTCAAGAACAAGAACAGCCTCCGGTACGTGTTTGTTCTCCTCAAGTGTCTTTTCGTCCACCTGCGGCCTACCGCTGGGAGTGAGTTCCGACCATACTGCACCCTTAGCCTCAAGTCTCTCTGCAACCTGTTGGCGTGAACCGGGATTGAAGACCGTAACCTTATCCTTAAGGCGCTTGCCTGTCTTGTCTGAGATCCTTTCCTCGACAATAGGCGGGAACACTGCCTGTAGTTCTTCTTCGATCTCATACATACGCTCCTTGAACCTAGCGCACAACGTGTGACACAGGCGCTGATTTAGTAGCCATCCGTTGCTCACCTGTTCCTGTATGATCCACTGTACCTCGTGTTCTAGATCAATACACTGTTGCGAGAAGTCTGAGAGTTCAACCATGAGTCGCTTGTACACTTCCTGTGTAACCTCAGTGTCCCTGATGCAGTAGTCAATCATCTCAGGTGTCAACTGTGACCAATCCTCGTGGTCGCCCTTAGCGTAGCCTAGGATGTTTCCCCAGTTCCGCAACGAGTGACCACCAGACCTACTAGGCTCTGCTAGTCTAGACAGTACTAGAGTGTCAGTGACCATGCTCCTGTCAAAAGTAAAAGACCAAAGACGCTCGACCACAGGAACATCAAAGCCAATTCCGTTGTGGAATACGAACGTAACCGGCGCTTTACGCGATACATACTGTTTGAAATCTTGCTCATTACATATTACCTCACTCTCTCCGTTGTGTAGACAGACAGCACACCAGATAACGCTAGGGTTTAGCCCGTCAGTTTCAATGTCACAGAAGACTAGGCTCAAAACTCTGTCTCCGGTGGTGTAGGGTTAGCGCACTCGTGGATGCGTCCTGTAATCTTGTCGTAACGTAACCAGCAAGCAGGACCAGTTTCACCAGAGTAACGATTCTTAAGGATACGTACACAAGTTGTGTTCCTTATGTCCTCATCTGGATTCTGTTGGTCACGCTCCATGCCTATGACCATATCAGACAACTGGGCTATACTCTGGCTACCCCGTAAGTCCTGTAGACTGATACGTCCACCGTCCTCGTGAGCAGTACCGGAGCTACGACGTAGGTGTGACACTAGGAACAAACTGATCCCTGTCTCAGCCACCAGTGTCCGTAGCTTGGTCATTATCTCATCAATGGCTTTCCGTTCATCTCCGTTTTCTTGAGAAGAAACGACGATTGATAAGTGGTCGAGGATGATGTACTGACAGTCGCAAGCCTTCGCCATATGCCTGACTCTTGAAAGTAACTCGTCCGCTGATGCTGACCCCCAGTGGTCGAATAGATAGTAACGACCTGATCCCATCGTTGCTT